TCTGCTCTCGTATACACGTTCAACCAGAGGACCCAAATTAAGATAGATGGAATCAGTATCTGAAGCAATAACATAATCAACACCTTCTGTTTTTAAAATCTTATTCATCTTCCCGTTCATCTTGTTCTCTATCCAACGAATAGAAACCTGACCTGAAAGAGTAATTGCCTCTGCGTTTGCTAATTTATAGTAACGAAAATACTGGTTGCCAATAGCACCATAGGCACTATTGAGGGATATTTTCTTCGCCATCTGGATATTATTACACCTAGCAATCTCCTTCTCCAGTGCTTCCGTGGGTGTCTTCTCATACTGCTGCTTTGCTTCAAGCATCTTCTTCTTGAAGATAACTCTATCCCCGTACATCTTGTCCATAAGTTCAGGCAAGAACCCACGCACATCCTTCCTATATTGTGCTCCATTCGCACAAACTGCGTAATCTCCATCAATCTCTATCTCCTGATTTAATATCCCTTCAACGCTCGAACTGGGATGTCTAGTTTCCCTGAGGGTTTCTGGGGAAATATTATACTGCATGATAAGATGAGGGTAGAGACTGTTAAGGTCAAAACTAACAACCCAATCATACTTTCCTGCTTTCGGTTCCTTGACATAAGCACCTGCGTATTTTTCGTTTTTTTGAGATCTATTTTTAGGAGGAATAACTATATTCCTATTCTTCAAATAGTTGTAGATGATGGTGTCCCACATCCGCACTTGATAGAACACATCCTCATAGTTTACCTTGGCTTCGTATGCCATAGTAAGAGCAAGTTCAATCAACTTCATCTTGCTTTCCATACGGTCAACAAGTTCTACGTCAATGATATTGTATTCTACAAACTTCTGCCACCCATTAGTGTAGAAATCTTTAAAGGTATCAAACTCAGAGTGATCTAATTTCTTCTGCCCTAGTTCTACACTAGCAATATAATCCAATCTGTAAGACTCTTGTGCTTTATAAGTAAACTTCTTATATAAGTCTAAGTAGTCCAACTGCGATACACCACCAATATCATATGTAATATGCTCTCGTCCCATAATAACAGTTCTATCTTCTGTTACTAATCCCCAAGGTGACATACGTTTCTTTAACTTCTCACCAAGGATTCTATCAATCCTACGGCACATATATGGAATATCATATAACTTACTGTTCCATCCAGTAATAACCTCTGGAGTATTCTCTTCTATCATCCACCAGTTAATGAAATTACTTAGAAGTTCATACTCTGTTCTAAATGATTTGTATGTTACATTCTTCTGCTTATTATTAAATGGACCTAAACCCCAAGTAATTATTTCCTTAGTGGTGTAATCCTGTATTGATATAAGAAGTATTTCTTCTGCAGCAGATTCTACATCAGGGAATCCTTTTTCAGACTTAACCTCAATATCAAGAGTAACTAATTTAATCTTTTCAATATCAAACTTCAGTTCCTTCTCAGGATACTTTTCAGAAATGTACTGGTAAATGAATCTCTCATTACCATAAACATTAAAGTTCTCTACACCATCATATCTCTTTATAAACTCTCTACTCTCACGTACAGTACCTGGCTCTATTGCTTCTACATATTCCCCAGTTAAAGTTTTATACTTGGTTTTCTTTTTTGAATCGACAAAAAGGGTTGGATAAAACTTCTCACGGGTTGCAAAGTGTCTACCATCTTCGTAACCACGCACTAAGAAGTTGTCTCCAACCATCTGGAAATTAGTGTAGAATATCATTAGTTATTAACAAACACCAAGTATTTTTCAAGAATATTGGGTGCAATTTCTGCAAGTGTAATTATTTTATCAGAACTTATCATAAAAGTCTTATCATATGTAAATGAACTTAACCATTTAGTAAGAGTAACTTTACCTTCTTCGATTGTAAGTTTATCATCCGTAGTTTTTAATACTACTGGATTAATTAACTTACAATCAGGTTCTCCAACTTGTGCACCTACTTCTTCAATCTCACTCAACAAGATCTCCTTGTTGCTCAACACTATCAGTTTGATTACTTTGTCCATTTGTTTTCTCTAAGTACATTTTTTTAATTGAATCTAATGGGTCAACAAGAGCAACCACATGATTAATAGGAATTGGTATCTCCTTTTCAGAAGTTGATAATATCCAAGGAGATAAAGTTATTTCAATAGAAGTCTCATTATTTTCATCCTCAGACATAGAAAATCTATTAAGTTCTACTATATGTGGATTTGTAAGTAAATAAGCAACAGGTTTATCTCCAGAAATAACTTCCTTAATTTCAGCAATTAACTGCTCTTTTGATTGAAGAACAACAATCTTATATGACATAACTAAACCCAACGAGTAACAACAAGTTCAATAGAATTATCATCCATTTCCCATTCTTCTTTAACTTTAAATCCCATATCCTTAACGGTATTATGTACTGTCATTCTAGCATACTGTTGAGTAACTTTCTCAATCAATCTCTCTGGTGGAATAGGTTGGTTCCATGTTTGGATATCAGCAACCAATTCATATTCACCATTACTATTCAAACGAAATCCAATATCATTTCCTATAGAAACATCCACTTTTACTTTTTCATGCTGATGATTAGTAGGATTAATTAATTCTAGATCCTCTTGAACATCGTATTGAAGAAGTTGAAGTGCTTCTAAAAGTTCAGGTTTGTTTTTAATTTTTGTTTTTATTGTGCTGAAATGTGACATTTTCTATTTTTTGGTGGAGATAATATTCTGGTTTATGGGTTACGGCAATAACATTGCCAAGTTTGTCTTCTATTGATTTAGTAATATCTTGACATTCATTACCAATAGAACCAGTAACTTCTTCGAATACAGTACCATCTTGTCTGATGGTAAACTTAATTGTCTGCTGTTCAGGCATAATTAAAATTGTTTAGGATGGGTTACTACATCACCATGTATCTCACCGATATCATCTATGTGAGCATGATCTATCTTTTCGATATGCAGATGTTCTAATGCATGAGCAATTCTTTCAAGTGCTGATGCAATTCTATTAAACTCGTCACTCATAATAAAGTTTTATCTGTATTAATTATACCAATAAAAAAGAGGGGTGTCAACTGGATTGTGCCAGTTTCCCCTCTGTCTGCGGCGAACGATATTCAAATTTATTTATAAGTACTCTTTTCGTGAGTGATGTTCTGGAACTATCTTGTTCAACTGTACGGTGAGGAGTCCATCCACAAACTCGACGGGTCCAACCTTCGTATCGTCGGAGACCGTCCACACTCGTTCAAAATTTCGTTGGGCCAATCCTTGGTGGACAAACGTTCCATCAACTTTCGATTCTTCTTTTGTGCCTTGCACATATAGTCTTCCAAACTCCGTATAGACTTTGAGCTCATCTTTCTTGACCCCCGCAAGTGCAATTTCGAGTTTCGACTCATGATTGTTTAATTGTATAAGATTGTATGGTGGATAATTTGATGTTTGTGATGGTTCATTAAAGAACCTGTCTAGGTAATCATCCATACCTATACCATTTTGTCTGACAATCTTCATTAGTTCTGGAAGATTAGCAGCATGGAATTGTGCTAAATTAGTCATTGTTCTCCTTTAAAAGCGAGTGTTAGTTGTGTCCCCGAAGGCGACATTACTATTTAAGCAAAAATATTATTTTGGAGCATCGGTTAACTTGGTAAGTTTAGTTCGGGTTTCCTTCCAATCTTTAACATGGTACGTATAACCGCCCATTTTCTTTACTGCTTCTGCTAAAGAATAATCATTACCACCCTTTTCCATTCTATCACCAAAGAAATGTAATTTATCATCTTTACTAAAATCTCTTAGTATCTGACTTTTATCTCTACCTAACGGTGCTATATCAAGTCCTGTTTGACCACCTACAGTAGCATATAAATCAGGAAACCTTTCATTAAATCGTCTGGCAATACTTACTCTCTCATGCTCATCCTTATCCCATTGCTTATATACTTCTCTCTCTGTCCAGTTTGCACCTCTACCCAATATACTAAAGTTTATACAACCTGGTCTTTCTTCTATATGTGGATCAGTTCTTACACTAAACTGACTGTAATCTAATTCATCTTGTAGGAATTGTCTTACCTCATCAGATGGTTTCCATGTATCTTTATAAACATTATTATCTTTCTCATAGACATCACTACCAGAACAATTATAAACTCGTTTAGCAGTATAACATATATCCAATCCTACCTGCTCAACTGTCTTTCTCCTATCACTACCAGTGACAAGATAAACATCATGATTACGACAAAATATAAGGAAGGGTGCCCAAAATTCGTGTTTGATTTCCTTCCTACTAGGT